GATTGATGAAGAAGAAGTAACCATAGAGTCTCTTGATTCTGAACGTACAGATACCGCATTTGCGCCTGTAATTCCATCAATTAAGCGTATGGGAAGACCCCGAAAGGTTGCAAATGTCTGAAATTGACGCAAGAGATTTTGGTAGGTTAGAGGCTCAAGTAGAGGCTCTACATGGTCAAGTAACTCAATTGAGTACAGATGTAAAAGCATTGCTTGAACTTGCTAACAAAGGCAAAGGTGGTTTTTGGATGGGTATGACTATCGCTTCATTCATGGGCGGTGTTATTACCTTTGTTGCTGACAGACTCTGGAAATAAGGAGAAGACTATGCCTTCAGTTGGAAAAAAGAAGTTTCCCTACACCGAAAAAGGGGAAAAAGAAGCAAACGAATACGGCAAGAAAAAGGCTGTGCCTGTAACTGTGATGATTGCAGTTGGTAAACCCAAGATGCCTATGCCTACCCGTGGTAGCAGGACTGCTACCAACATGATGAAGAAATCAGGGAGAGGTAAATGAGTTCACTATCAAGCGCAAAAACGCTTCTAAGCGCAGTTGTTGCTACTGGTGCATCTCAATCTGTTCAAGCAGATGCTGGTCAACCCGCATTCTTGCAAGTTACTGGCATTACAACAGCAACTGTTGCATTTCAAGGTAGTTTGGATGGAACAACTTTTGCCACAATTGGCACTGCTTTGACTGCTGATGGCATTGTTACCATTGCCAATGCTCCCAAGTATTTGCGAGCAAACTGCACTGCTTACACAACAGGCACGATCACAGCCAAAGTTCTGTACTAAGGAAAAGCCATGAAGCAGGGACTTTATTCAAACATTAACGCAAAACGGGCTCGGATAGCCGCAGGATCTGGCGAGAAGATGAACAAAGTTGGTTCTAAAGCCGCACCTACAGCGGCTGACTTTAAACAGGCGGCAAAGACTGCAAAGAAGCCTAAAAAGGTGAAGTGATGAAAATTAAAGAGTGCTTAGATAAAGAAACTGTTGAAAATCTAGTTCTTTCACATGGCACTTGGAAATATCTTTTTTATCGCTGTTATGCAAAAAAATCCCCTGATTACAAAAATTATGGCGGTCGTGGTATAGATGTTTGTCACCAATGGCATGGTGAATTTGGTTTCTATCAGTTCATCAAGGATGTTGGGTTAAGACCATCTAAAGAATATTCCCTAGATAGGATTGATGTTAACAAGGGATATTACCCAGAAAATGTTAAATGGGCTACCAACATAGAACAAGCAAACAATAGGCGAAATACAAAAAGATACCTATTAAATGGGGAAAATTTAACTATTTCTGAAATATCAAGAAAGCTAAATATCCCATACAAAAGACTTTGGAAAGCAAATAAACTTTATGGGAGTCCATTTGAGTATAAAAAACTTGACCCTAATAATGGTAAGTATTTTTATGATGGCTCATACAGATCGATGAGTGAGATTGCAAAAATGGTCAATCTTAAACCTAGCACGTTAATGAGGCGAATTAGAACTGGATTAGATTTTGACTTTGCTATTGCGACTCCACTAAGTTCTGGTGTAAACTTAAAGGAGAGATCGAAATGGTCTTAAAAAAATACCAAAACCCAAAAGGTGGTCTTAATGAAGCTGGTCGGGAGTTTTATAAAAAAACCGAAGGGCTAAACTTAAAATCTCCGTTGAAATCGGGTGATTCTGGTAGAAGATCAAGTTTCTTGGCTCGCATGGGCAATAATGCTGGTGCAGAGTACAAGGATGGTGAACCAACAAGACTGCTTCTTTCGCTCAGAGCATGGGGGAGTACCTCCAAGGCTGACGCTAAGATAAAAGCTAAAGCTATATCCGACAGGAATAAGGCAAAAGCGAAATGAGAGCATTATCAGTTGGAGTTAGTCCCACAGCGGCATTAGACACTACGGTATATACCTGTCCTACTGGCTATTACTCAAAATTTACTGTAATGTATATACACAATACAGGCGGCTCTACCAAACATATAACTGTTCAATGGTTTGACGCAAGTGCTAATACAACCCTTGATATATTGACTCAATACGATTTTTCATCAAAGACCTATTTGCAGTTTGATGGCAATGCCTACATTGTTTTTGAAGAAGGCGACAAGTTAAAAATAACTACTCAATCTGCAAGTTCATTTAGTTTTATAGCCACATTTGAAGAAGAAGGGTTAAGTAGAGCATGACCTACCTTGAACTAGTTAACGATGTACTCGTAAGATTGCGTGAATCAACAGTTTCTACTGTTGCTCAAACATCTTATTCAAGTCTAATTGGCAAGTTTGTCAATGATGCAAAACGTCAGATTGAAGATGCTTTTGCATGGAATGTGTTGGGTCAAACCATTACAGTCACCACCGCATCATCTACAGCATCCTATTCTTTGACAGGTGCTGGTCAGAAGTTTCAAGTGATGGATGTAATCAACACCACAAGCAATGTTGGACTTACAAACATTAGTTTTGTGGACATGAACCGCAAACTAAACTTCACTCCACTTGTCAATTCAATACCTACAGAATTTGCCTTTGATGGTGTTGATGGTAGCTACAACACTAAGGTAAATCTGTACCCAATACCTGATGGCGTGTACACGATTAAGTTTGCCCTAACAGTGCCACAAGCTACCTTGACATCAGATGCAACTGTTGTGGCTGTTGCTGACACTTTAGTGGCTCAGAATGCCTATGCTCGTGCATTGGTAGAACGTGGTGAAGATGGTGGTCTTACTTCTTCTGATGCGTACTCGTTATACAAAACCATGTTGTCTGATTACATTGCTTTGGAAGGTACTCGCTATCCTGAGAATCAGGAGTTTGTTGCAATATGAACCAATCTTTGCAAATTGCTAGTATTTCAGCCCCAGGATTTTATGGGTTAAATACTCAAGATTCTCCGCTTGATTTGCAGAGTGGATTTGCTTTGATTGCTACAAACTGCATCATTGACCAGTATGGTCGTGTTGGCTCACGCAAGGGTTGGACTGCACTAAATTCTTCTACAGGTAATCTAGGCTCTAATGACGTAACTGTCATACATGAGATGGTTGAGGCAGATGGGACATTGACTGTTTTATTGGCTGGCAACAATAAACTTTTTAAGTTGGGCGCAAGTAATGTTCTTACAGAACTCACCTATGGTGGTGGCGGTACTGCACCTACTATTACTGCAAGTAACTGGCAATGTGCAACTCTAAATAGCGTAACCTACTTCTTTCAGTTGGGCTTTAATGCTTTGATCTATGACCCAACTGTCAGCACTACAACGTATCGCAGAGTTAGCGAAAAGACGGGTTATGTAGGTACAGTTCCTGATGCAAACATTTGTATTTCAGCGTTTGGTAGATTGTGGGCGGCAAACACAGCAACTAACAATGCTACTGTTTTCTTTAGCGACTTGATTGCTGGTCATGTTTGGTCAACAGGTACGGCTGGTTCTTTAAATGTAGATCGTGTGTGGGTAAATGGTGCTGATGAGATCACAGGTCTTGCCGCACACAATGGATTCCTGTTTATCTTTGGCAAACGTCAAATTCTGATTTATCAAAATGCCACTACACCAGCATCAATGTCATTGAGTGATACAGTAGAAAGTATTGGTTGCATTGCTAGAGACAGTATTCAGAATACAAGTTCTGATGTGATCTTCCTATCTAATTCTGGCATTCGTTCTTTGATGAGAACAATTCAAGAGAAGTCTGCGCCTGAGAGAGATTTGTCTAAAAATATCAGGAAAGACTTATCAACAAAAATTAGCAGTGAAGTATTGGCAAACGTCAAATCAATTTACTCTGAAAAAGAAGCGTTCTATTTGTTGACGTTGCCTATCAATCAACAATTATATTGTTTTGACACAAAAGTTTCTTTGCCTGATGGTGCTTTACGAGTCACAGTTTGGGATTCAATACTGCCAAAATCTTTTTGCTCAAGACGCAATGGTGACTTGTTAATTGGCAAAACAGGATATGTTGCTCAATACACAGGATTTCAAGACAGTGGTTCTTCTTACAGATTTGCTTACTACACAAATCATAGTGATTTAGGCGACCCATCAAGAACATCTATCATTAAAAAAATAACTGTTGTTGTTATTGGTGGAAGCAATCAATTTGTAACTATCAAATGGGGATATGACTTCTTGACAAACTACTTGTCTCAGAATGTGCCAATTCCATCGCAGGGTGTTTCTGAGTATGGTATAGCTGAATATGGTGCAAATGCAACTATAGTGGCTTACTATTCTGAAGGTGTTGCATTACAAACATTGATAGCAAATGGTTCGGGTTCTGGGAAGATTGTTCAAACAGGGTATGAGACTGATATAAATGGTTTTCAGTTGTCTATTCAAAAGATTGAAATTCAATCAAAGCATGGTCGTTTGAGTTAAAGGGAATAAAATGACAGCCTATACAAAATCAACTAACTTTGCGACAAAGGATACGCTTACCTCTGGCGACCCTTTAAAAATTGTCAAAGGTACTGAGATCAATACTGAGTTTGACAATATTGCAACTGCTGTCAATTCAAAGTCTGATACTGCATCGCCTACCTTTACGGGTACTGTAACAATTCCTATTTTGTCTGTAACAGGTGCTGGAACATTTGGCTCAACTATTACTTATGGCGGTGTAACTCTTACGGCGGCTGTAACTGGTACTGCAAAGATGGTGTTGGATACAAGTCCAACATTGATAACACCAGTTTTGGGTGTGGCAACGGCTACAAGCATCAATAAATTGACTTTGACAGCGCCAACTACATCGGCAACTTTGACGGTAGCTGATGGGGCTAGTTTGGTGACATCTGGCGCATACTCTTTGACGTTAACGGCTACTGCGGCAACCAATGTCACATTACCCACTACAGGAACTTTGGCGACTTTGGCTGGCTCTGAGGCTTTTACCAATAAAACCTTAACCAATCCAACAGTGACCAACTATGTTGAAACTGTTGTTGCGATTGGCACAGTCACAACCTCAAGCACATTGTCTTTGACTAGCGGAACAGTACAGACTGCAACCCTTACCGCATCTACTGCTTGCACGTTTACTATGCCAACAGCCACTGCTGGTAAATCATTTGTTTTGTTGCTCAAGCAAGCGGCGGCTACAGGTAACGGCACAGCAACATTCACAGGCGTGAAGTTTGGTACGGCTGGCGCACCAACAATCACAGCAACGGCTGGAAAGATGGACATTATTACTTTTATTGCTGATGGCACTAACTGGTATGGTTCTGCCGCCCAAGGGTACACACCATAATGTTTGCCGCTAAAAACTTCTTTTTGGCTGGCAAAGCCCCTTATCTTGGGCCTGCAACTGTTGACTATCTTGTAGTTGCTGGCGGCGGCGGTGGTTATATTGGCGGCGGTGGTGCTGGTGGTTTTCGCACAGCAAACGGATTTGCTGTTACTGGCGGTGTCGGAGTTACTGTTACCGTTGGTGCTGGTGGCGCTACAAACGTCAACGGCAGTGATTCTGTATTTAGTTCAATCACATCAGCAGGCGGTGGCGGCGGTGCGGTTGGTGGTGCGGCTAATACTGGCGGTTCTGGTGGCGGCGGTTCGTACAGCAGTGGCGCTGGTGCGGCTGGCAACACACCGTCTACATCCCCAAGTCAAGGCAACAACGGCGGTAATGGTAGTGGCGTAAGTGGAGGCGGTGGCGGCGGCGCAGGCGCAACGGGCGGTAACGCATCTGGCAGTACAGGTGGCACAGGCGGTAACGGTACTGCGTCAAGCATCTCAGGCTCATCAGTAACTTACGCTGGTGGCGGTGGCGGTTCTTGCGGCAGTGGAACTGTTTCTGGCGGCTCTGGTGGCGGTGGAACAGGTTCACATACTGGCTCTGGGTCAGCCGCTGGCGGCGTAAATACAGGTGGTGGCTCTGGTGGCGCACAAACAGTAGATTCACCAGCAGGTGGCTCTGGTATTGTAATTATTCGATACACAAACACTTTTGCCGACATTACAAGCATAGATGTTGGGCTGACATACTCAGGACCAGTTAACACAGGCGGTTACAAAATTTACACATTCACCGCTGGAACAGGAACGGTGACTTTCTAATGGCACATTATGCTTTTTTAGACCAAAACAATATTGTCACCGAAGTTATCGCTGGCAAAGACGAAACTGATTTGTCCCATGATTGGGAACAGTATTACGGGGCGTTTCGTAATCAAGTTTGCAAACGCACTTCTTACCACGGCAACATTCGCAAGAATTATGCGGGTATCGGCTACACCTACGATGCCCAACGTGATGCGTTTATTGCTCCACAGCCATTCCCAAGTTGGACATTGGTAGAGACAACATACAAATGGACAGCGCCAGTTGCAATGCCTACAGATGGCAAGCTGTACTCATGGGATGAGGCTACATTGGCGTGGATTGAGTTAGTTAATTAAGGAAAAAATATGAAAGCAACAGAAATCATACTAGCAGATGCACAAAAAAGAGGTGTAGATGGGAACAAGGCATTAGGCTTGATAAGCAATGCTGTCAAACAGAAAAAAGCTGTTTTGATGCAAGAGGGTAACTCTGTTTTGTTGCTTACAAAGATTGATGATGATGCCGCAGAAGTTCATTTGTTTACACAAGATGGTGTGATGACGCTTGCTAGATCGTTAAGTGCTTTCATACAAAGAACAACTGATCTTGGTATTAAAACTGTTTATGGTAAAGCTGACAATCCTCAAATTGTTGAACTGCTTAAAAAAGTAGGGTTAAATGTTGTTGACTCTGATTTGCCTCAATTCAACTGGAAGGCTGACTTATGAAATTCAATGATCGTAACTATGCCTTGTTGGGCATTCCAGATTTACCAATAAATGCTTTTAAGCATATTGGGGATAGAAAGATTAAGCCTCAAGGTGGTATTGACTCTGTTTTTGAGTCTGTTACTGGCGCTATTGATGATGCTGTTGGTAGCGTATCTGATGCTTTAGCTGACGTTGATGATTCTGTGAACGAAAGTATTCCTGGGGGGTGGCTTACTGTTGGCGCTCTTGGTGGTGCAGGTTATCTTGCTTCAACAGCAGGTACAACTGCCGCTACTACTGGTGGAGGACTATTAGGTTCTGGTAGCCCCATGGCTGGTGTTGGTACTGGTGCGGCAGGAGTTAATGCTACCGCCGCCGCCACATCATCTATAGGTTCTGCTCTTGCAACTCAAATTGCAACGCAAGGTCTAACACCAAGTTTGTTGACACAAGCGGCTGGTGTTTTAAATGTAAAGCCAGAGACTTTAGCTTCATTTGGTCCATCTGCAATTCTAGGTTTATTGGGTGCTGGTGGTTCTTATCTTCAAAGTGAAGCGGCGGCAAATGCGGCAACAACTACAGCGCAAGCGCAAGTTCGTGCGGCTCAGATTGCGGCAGATGCGGCTAGGTTTAGACCTGTTGGCGTAACTACTCGTTTTGGTGCATCTGGCTTCCAGACTGATGCGGCGGGTAATGTTATTCGTGCTGGATATACACCAAGCCCTGAGATTCTTGGTTATCAAAACCGATTGTCTACATTGGCTGGTCGAGGTTTAGCTGGTGCAGAACAAGCGCAAACAGATTTTGCTCCTTTAACTGGTGCGGCACAGAATCTGTTTAGCCTTGGAGGTAGTTACATTAAAAAGAGTCCAGAAGAAGTTGCGGCTGACTACATTACTAAACAACAGGCATTGCTTGCACCTAGCCAAGAGAATCAACTTGCGATGTTGCAGAACAAGTTACAACAACAAGGTCGAGGTGGTTTATCTGTTGCTCAAGGTGGTGCTATGGGTGCTACTACACCTGAAATGCAAGCCTACTACAACTCTATTGCACAAAGCAATTTAGTTCTTGCGGCACAGGCAGATCAAGAGGCGCAAAACAGGATTAGGTTTGGTGCTGGATTGTTCGATACTGGTGCTAACTTGCAGGGCAGATACTACACTGGTCAAACAGCGGCTCTTGCACCATTTACCAATCCTATGGATGTAAGTACAGGTCTTGAACAATTAGCACAAGTACCTTTGGACATTGGCAGACAAATTGGCGGTCAAGTTACTGCTGGAGCGGCGCAAGGTGGAATGTTGACGAGTCAGGGCATCACTAGTGCGGCTCAGACAATGGCTCCAGCAAATGCCTATTCTTTAGGTGGCAATGTGTTGGCTGGTGTTGCAGGAAGTCCTAATGTCACTGGCGCATTAAACAAAGCATTTGGTGTAACACCGACTGAACCATCAATTTCACAACAGCAATTAATTAACATATTGCTTGGTAATAGACAACAATCAGTGTTCAGTTAAGGAGAAAAGACAATGGCAACATCAGAAATCTTAGGGTTGTTCACTACTCCTGAACAGTACCAACAAAACCAGTTAGCACAGTTTCAGAATCGTGCGGCTACAGAAGTACAACTCAATCCTTTTCAACAAGCGGCTCTAGGTGCTAGGACTGCTGGTTACCAGTTGGGTCAAGGGGTTGGTAGTGCTTTGGGTGGTCAAGACCCACAGTTGCAGTTGATTGCTCGTAGTCAGCAACTTGCTCGTTCTGCAAATCTTGCTGACCCTGCTTCATTAGAAGCTGTTGCTCAACAATTAGCCAATATTGGGAATATGCCATTGGCTATTACTTATGCTGACAGGGCTAAAGCATTGCGTGAAGAAAAAGTTAAAAGTAAAGAATCAGAGTCAAAGATTAATTTACAAACAGCGCAAGCAGAGAAAGCTAAAAAGTTTGAACAACAAGCTCAAGTATCTACACAAAATAGAACCATTATTTCTGGTATTGAAGAAAAGTTAGCTTCAGATCCTGCTTACGTTCCAACAAATAAAGAAATCGCACAAGCCAGATTTATTCTTGGTAACGAAATGAAAACACGAACTCTTACAGACCCAGTTACTGGTGCATTGTTAGGGACTATTGAAGGCTTGGATATTAATTTCTCTGCGCCTAACCTTGCAAGACTTTTGGCAAAACAACCTACTAAACCAGTTGAAGGTGCGGCAACATCAACAGATGGAGTTGCTACAACATCTGCGGTGGCTACAGCAATACCTCCTGCGGTTGGAGACGTTTCCACTACAAAATCGGGAATGAAGATAACTCAAACACCAGCTTCTGTTCAGAGAGAAAAAGAACAAAAAGAAAAAGAAGTGGCAAAAATAGAAGAAGATACTAATGAGGCTAGAGCATTGACCTCAGGAATAGATAACGTGAGAAGCGTAAGAAGTCTAATAAAAGAAACAAGTGATTTGGTTGGTACATACACTACTGGTCTTACGGGAAAAGTGTTGGCTATTGGCTCAACTCCTGCTAGAAGTCTAGAAAATAAAAATAAAAGAATTCAAGCTAATGCAGTATTTGAGGAATTGATAAGGTTGAAATCCCAATCAAAAACTGGGGCAACTGGTTTTGGCGCTTTGAATTTAGAAGAATTAAGAACTATTCAAAATAAAGCAGGAAATCTTGACCCAGTGTCTCCAAGTTATAAACAAGACTTAAAAGATATTGATGATTATTTTGCAAAAATTGAAAATACATTGTCTGAAAAAAGTGGAAGGGCTGAAGAACTTCTAGGCAAAAAACCTACACCAACACCCGTTTCTAGGGGTAGAGAATCACAAATTAAAGCAATGGTTGATCGTGCTATGGCTGACCCACGAACAAAAGGTACGAGATCGCAAGTAGAGTCTAAGATTCGTGCAAGACCAGAATTTCAACAATAAGGGCTAATCATGGCAACTGAAAGAGCAAAGACTAATGTTGAAGCCCAACGGCGCATTACTGAGCAAATGGATGCTGTTCGCCCATTGTTGCGTAAAGCCATGCAATCTAACGATAAGGCGGCTATAGAAAAATATAGCAATGAAATGACTCGTTTAGATAGGCTTATGAGGGCTACTGCAACTATTACTGTTGGTGGTGTTGATGTTCCTATTGGTGCTATTGGTAGTGGTATACAGTCTGGTATATCTGGCTTGTTTACTGCTATTCCTGATATTGCTATTGCTGGATATAACTATTTGCAACCAGAGCCTGATAAAACCTTGTCTGGTCTGATAACTGGTCAACAACCTCAAAAACAAGAAGTTCCATCATTATCTGAGTTAGGAACAAAATATCTTGGCACTCAAAATGAACCAATGTCTGATGAACAGGCTTATGCGTTCAGAATGTCGCAAGGAGCAGGAAGTGCCGCTATTCCTAGTGCTGGAACAAAAGGCTTGCTTTTGGGAACAGGGCTTGGTGCGGCTGATGTTGCTGTATCTCAGGCAACTGGCGCTCCTGAAGGTCTTGTATCTACTATTTATGCCGTAGGCAACTTAACTCGTGCTGGATTTAAAGGTATTCAAGGTTTACGAGAAAGCCGAAAACTAAATAAATTTATTGATGAAAACGTGCCTGTTGAAGGACAAAATGTCTTTAGGCAATTTATGTTGCGTGGACAAGGTTCAGACAGCCCTATTGTTGCCGCCGCCATTCAAAAGTTGCGTTCACAACCTGAATATGCTGAATTGTTTGCCAAGTTTGACCAAGCCGCTACTAATTTTGCTACTCAAGGTATGCGCCCATCTGGTCGTATGCCACTTGGTGGTGGTGAACAAGTCGCCCAAACACTTGCTGAAAGAATTGCAGGACAAGCAGATGAATTAAAGATAAAACGCAATGATGCAGGGAATCGTCAATTTGACGTTGCCTTTCAATATGGTCAAGAACGAGGAATTATTGACCCAACAAATTTGTTTAACAAAATAGCTGAATTAAAGAAACAGTTTGAAGTATCAAACACGGATTCTGCAAAAGCCGCAATGAAGTATTTAGACTCATTACAAACAAATATTGCTGTGAATCTTAGACCCAACGACAAAATGGATGTTCGTTCTGTTCAAGCAAGAATGTCAGAGTTTGGTAAACAAGCATCTTTAGGAGAGTCTTTGATAAAAGATCTTTCTATCTCTGATGAACAACGTATGTTTTCAGCATTGTTTGGCGCAACTGCCAACGATCTAAAGGCATCAAGATTAGCGGCAAAATCTGTTGAAGATAAGGCGGCAACAGGGGTTCTTATTCTTGCTAGAAAAAACATTTCTGACGCTTCCGATGCTTACAATGAATTTATGTCTAAAGGAATTCCATCCTTTATTAAAGACAAATCATTGCAGTCTATAGAGTATCCAGAATTGTATTCCGCATATCAAAAACTTACACCTGAACAACAAATATTGTTTAGGAAGACTGTTGAAAACACAAACAAAGAGGCTCTCAACTTTATAGACAAAAATGTCTATGATGATTTTGTAAACAAAGCCAAAGGTGAAAATGACGCTGGTATTTTTACTACAGATTTAGAAAAGTTGGCAAAGAATTGGGCATCTCTTAAAGATAATCAAAAGACTGCATTAACTAGCGCATTGGGTGCAAATGCCGCAGAGTTTGACAAACGAATGAAAGATGCCTTGGTTTTTACTAGAAGAATGAAAGTATCACAGCCAGTTGTAGAAGATGGAAAAGCATTTGCAACTGATTTGCAACGTGGCTTGTCGGCTAGTGTTGGCGCTGGTGCTGGATATGCGCCAGCAAAAGCGGTAGATGTTGCCATGACAACTTTTAACGAATTGTTCAAGAAGCAAGGTCTTTCTGATGAACAGTTAATGAAAATGCTGTTGACTCCTGAAGGTGCTGACTTCTTACGTCAAGGTTCATTAACAGGTGCATCTAGAAATACGCTTGATGCACTTACAAAGATACCATCAACTTTGGAACAAACAGCACCAGCATTAAGTGCCATCACGAGACTTATTTCTGCTCCAGTACAAGCCCCTGTTGAGCCAACACAAGCCGCACCTGAAGGTGTCTTTATTCCTGAAGATATATTTACAAATGAGCCAAGTACAGCGCCAATGGGAGCGCAACCTGTAAGTGATGAGGTATTTATTCCTGAAGATATTTTCACTATAGAAAAGCCTGTATTGCCACAAAATGATTTAACTAATGAAGATAAAACTCAACTTATGAATATTCTTGGCGCTTCACCAAATCGAAGTCCTATGTCTGGTAGAAACCCAGAATTACAACTAAGATAAGGACACAAAATTGACCCAATCTCTATTTGTCTTCTTGCGGCTGGCTTGGTCAAAAACATCCAAGCTGGCTGTGACCTCTATAAGCAAGCTAAAGAGTCTTTTGTCGAAATCAGGAACACTGCTAATGAAGTTGTTGCCATTGGCAAAGAAGTCAAAGGATTTTGGGGTTCATTGCGTAAACTATTTGGCGGTAGTCCCAAGCCTCAAGCTACAAAGTCTGTGGCTAAAGCTAAGAAGTCTGAGTACGTTGCTGTTGACGAAACTCAAGTCAAAGCTGACATCGTTAAGAACCTGAGTGAGTTCTTTAAATTACAGGAACAGTTAGAAGCGCATATCAGGGAGTCAGAGGAGAAGGCTAGGACTGTAGTTTTTGCTGATGATGTGAACTTGATGGAAGAAGCCCTGAACAGGGTTTTGGCGCAACAAGAGATGGAGAGGTTGGTAGTTCAGATACGAGAGTGCATGGTTTACCAATCCCCCCCTGAGATGGGCGCTTTGTATTCAGAAGTGTTTAGCATGAGAGACATCATTGCGGCAGAGCAGGAAAAAGCAAGGAAAAAGCGGGATGCAGAATCATGGCTACGAAAGGAAAGGGAGCGACTCCTAGCAGAAAAACAAGCGTACCTGTTGGTAACTTTCCTATTCCTCCTATACCTATGGATGCTGATAGGTCTGGTAAGCAAGATTGGGAGAACGTAGTGGGATGGATTGCCGCTTGTATTCTTGTCATATTGCTGTTGCCTATTTTGGGTATGTTGTACATGGATGTACTGCAAACTAGAAATGAAGCACAAGAGCAGGTTCAGAAGGTTGAGAAACTCAGAAGACAGATTGAGCAGAAAGAAAGGGAGAAAGAGAAATGAACATTTACTGTATTTGGGGCTTATCTATTCTGTTGGTACTGTTGATGGGTTGTGATGACCGCTACCGCTATCCTTGCCAAGACCCATTGAATTGGTCTAATGCTGAATGCAAGCCCCCGATCTGTACCGCTTCTGGTACTTGCCCCGAAATGTTAGTTAAAACCGAACAGGAGAAGAAATGATGGCAACCATTGGATATAAACCTAGTAACCGCCTAAGTGCTGATGAGATTGAAGTCAGAGTATGGGCATTTGTCATTGTGGTCTTGGTGAGCATTCTGTTGGCTTCTATGGGTATGTTTCTGTACTCTGTTTCGTTTG